CTTTTAGGGAGTCCGGCAAACTTAGAGTTGGTGTCGTTAGCATTCAGTGCCGCTGCCAGATCTTTAACGATACCGATGCTCGTGAGGTTCGGCGGTTGCATACGGGTTTATCGGTAGCGAGGGATATTGCGAGGGCGCCGACCGGCTTCTTCTTTGGGCAGGGCCACAGCGGGGCGAACATACGGGTTTGGCCTCTTGGGCTCTTCGGGCCTTTCTGTGGCTTTAACAGGCTCAGGCGCTGCCTCAACGGCCTCTTCTGGGGTCTCCTCGGGTGTTTCCGCAGTCTCCACGCTTTCAAGGGTGGTTTCTTCCACTTTTTCAACCGGCTCTTGGTTGGTTAGGATCACTTTTCGTCTTTGTGTCATTGGTGGGTTCCGTTTAGTGGGTTTTACCCCGGCACTTGGTACCCCGTCCTTGGTAGTTTAATCGGGTACCGCCAAGCAGCTTCTTGCTGAACGTCAAAAAATCCGTCTTCAGCAGCGCCCATGTCGGCGGCAAAGTACGCATACCCGATTTTATAGTTGTTGGCGTCTGCGGAGTAGGTGTCGGGTTTAGTCGAGCATGTCGGCGGGAACTTATAAATGCTGGCGTCCCACACGGGAGCAGCAACCCTAGTGACCACTTTGTCCCTCAAGTCGTTAACCAAGAACCCTGTAATGACTTGGCAGGGGTCAGTGTTAACATAAACTCCCTCCCAGTCCCCGTACCCAGCTCCAGTCTTAGAGGAAGTATCCGCCTGGCGGTTGTGCAGGGGGTTGTATTCTACAAAATCCGCCTCAACGAACTCATCAAAGGGTGCGTCAAAGACAGGGAACACGCCAGAGTTAACAAAATCCCCAACTTGGGTGAAGTTGAAGTAACCGATGTCAGAGAACAGGTAGGGCTCCGAATAGACGAAGGTATCGATCCCAACTTCGTCCCCGTAGAGGAATAGCTGTTCGTATATCTTAGGGGATTGAGACTCGGGCGGGCAAGCCATCAACTCAGGCTCAATGCTGGTGCCCCAGTAAGCGAAGTCCTGACAGATGAGGTTAGTCTTCTGCCACTTCGTCTCGTTTCTCGAATAAGAAGGTGGAAGGCGAACGAAGTATCTTTGCCAGTTATCAGGGCCCGGACCGGTATTTTGGTCGGCCAGGAGACCGTTTGGATAGTTCTCTTCAGTCAAGTGGTCTAGGGTCTCAACCACCTGGAGCGCTTGGTCCTTCCATAGGCGCAAAGGTGTCTCGCTGTCGAAAACGTTGGGGGAGAAGTAGTACTGAATACCGCTGAACACTAGGGCGGAGATGTCGCGGGTGTAGGCGGTGGTGAGAATGTCCGAGATGGTGACAGCCGGCAAGTTCAGCTTACCGCCTGGGCTAGTGGCCGTGTAGGAGAAGTCGAACTGCCCTGTAGCGGGGTTAACGGTGTAAGAGAAGGTGTAGTCAGAGGTGGAATAAGCCACGCCGTCGCTCAAGAGCACGCCGTCGCAGTATACGTACAGGGTGGTATAGTCGAGGGTGGTGGGCGGGGTCGACCCCTGGGGGTGGTAGTTAACGTTGGCCCAGGTGCCTTGGTAGCTAATGGCGGCGGACCTGGTTTTCTCGTCGGGGTTGGAGTAGTCCCACCACATCTCCCCGTCGGTGGGATTATACAGGGAAGTGTTAGCTATGTACTTTAGAAGGCTGTCTGGGGATACAACCCAGTTGGTGTTGGCGTTGGTTTTGGTGAGAACTGCAGTCACCGCCTGAGTGATGGTAACGCTCAGGTTGGAGACGTTGTAGTTGTCGCCGTTGGTATAGAACCGCAGGATTTCATTAGTCCCGGAAGCCGTGGCGTTGTTGCTGAGGGTTATCAAGTTACCGACGACTGATACAACCGTGGTGAGAGCCGGAATGTTAAACCCGGTAACATTCATGCCCACCTGCACCTTGCGGTTGGGGTTGCGCACCACAGCGGCGGGTGAACCGGCGGTGAGGCTGGTACTAAGTGTGACGCTGGGGGAGATGCCAGTGGCGTCAAGAACTTTCACCGGGACTTCAAACGGCAACAGCAGGGCGTCACTGTCGAAGGCGGTCTCGTCCGGATAAGTGTACTCGATGCTGGTCCAGTAGACAGCGGAAGTCTGGCGGTACATCGTTACCGAACCGCCACCCGTCAGTAGACCTTGCAAGCCCAAAACGTTGTCAGATACGTTCAATCCTGTTGTATCCTCAATCTTGACCACCAAGCCTTTGAGAATGGTGGGTGCTGCCGCTTGGAACGTGGCGACGTCTGGGTAAGTGATACTTATGTTGCTGAAGGGGTTGGGTTCCTGGCGGTAGTCCACCTCAACCCAGGGCGAGCAGTCATTGACATCGTCATACCAGACGGAGAGGGCGCCCGTGAATGTGTTCCACCACAAGTCCCCTTCAACGGGGGCACCGGGGGTGGAGGGTGAAGCAGTGACCTTTTGAGCGTAAACGTAGTTGAGCAGTTGGTCAAAGTCTACGCTGCGCTCGACCGGGGCCAAATAGAGAGAGTCTCTTTCGGAGTACCCGTGTATACCTAGGCTGTCGAAAGACAAGTTGAACGGTAGGGGTCCGCCCTTGTCGCCCCAGGCGCCGGTGAAGTTTTTAAGGACACCGGCTGAACCCCAGTCAGAGGGATCGAACCAACGGCGCAGTGTAACCTGCTTGACCACGTTGGTTTGCACTGTTGGGTCGGAGTAGTTCCAGACCAGGAAAGCAGTGGGTTCGGTTTGCGTTGGTGTGAGGTTGTCGGGTACTGACAAATACCACAGCTTCCTATCGGGATCATAGAAGCTCGGAACATCTTCAGTGAAGGCGGTTGAGTAGGATAGGTATACCGCCTGGTTGAAGTAGTAAGTGGAGCCAGTGATCAGGTTGTCGAACTTGTAAGGTAGGGAGTAAGTAGTATCATACTGCGGATAAAGCTCAAGAGCCCCATTCACAGCCTTCACAAGGAAGCTGGCGTCGCCACTCGCCCCCACCTTGGGGCGGTAGAAGGGTTCAGGACGAGAAGAGGGGACGTCAAAAAGGAGAGGAAGGTTACCCTGGAGGTCAGTTAGGAAGTTATCTGTGAGGTTAGCAAACCCAAGGACGTATCGCCCACCTTCCTCGGCAGCGGTTAGAACTGAGTACTCGTAGATGCCGAGGAACACACGGGTTCCTACGCCAACACCCTCAATAGGCTCGACGACAACGGTGTTGTTCCAAGGGCGAACCTCGTATACCTCGCCGACCACGAACGAATTGTAGATCCCGAACGAACCGCCCAGCAGTTGTCGCTTTTGTGAGGCAGTCTCGGGAAGGTTGGTCCAATAGTTGTTTCCTGACCACCCCAGCATCTGGGCGACCCAATCCAACTGACCGTTCACCCGGTCTTCTACTAGTTGGACCTGGGCTTTCTGTTCAGCCGACAAATAGGGGTTGGTGTAATTTCGAAGTTCCCACTGGAGGGGATTGAAAGAGGGGGTGTTGAGTGTCATATTACTGTCCTAGTGTGGTTGAGTTAGTTACGACGACGTCATACTGTACCAGGGCGTCATACTCTTGCCTTAGTAGTGTTTCAGGCTCCATCCACAGTTCTGCGTAACCCTTGACTTGCTTGTACAGGTCAATAAAGTTATCGTCCCAAGGTTGCGTCAACCAATCGGCAACCGGAACGAAGTCGCGATGAGTTATGTTCCGGATGTCCCGGATGTCTTCCACAACATACCCCTCTGCTATAGAAACCAAAGCCAGGTCACAGTAAGTGGGACTGATCTCCACGTTGTTAGGGTTTAGCACCGTAGTAGGGACGAGATTCTCGGGGTACATAACCAAACTGGCCCTGGGTCGCGGTGCCACGGGGCGCTTAACCCGAGTCAGGGTACCGGTTACGGTTACGTCTTGTATAGATACCTTTAAGTCATCAAACTCCACCTTCCAGGTTTTCTGAAAGGAAGGGTCGAAAGCATTTAGGCGGAAATACTGGCTTGTTGTGTCCTTCTCAACTACGGTGGAGCACACCAGGTCGTAGGAAGAGGAGTCGGTGTTGTAATAGTACAGGCGGGCCTCACCAGTCACTGCCGTGTTGGCCGGACAGCGGAGTAGTATCTCAGAGTAGGCGCTGGGCAGTGCACTTTCCCACTGAATAAAAGCTGAGGTGGGTTGGAGGTAAGCCGGGAAGTAACTGTCGTAGTTCTTCCAAAAAAGGGTACCGCTGTTCAAAAAAGCGTTGACCCCAGGGTCCCTCCACCCGGATAGAATGTCGGTGCTGCTCGTTATTTCAAGTGGTTCTCCGGTTAGTGCGAAATCCTCTACCGAGTAAAGAGCCTCAAATGGGCTGTCGTCGTACACCAGCTGGTAGCCCAGGTAATAAGTACCACTGTCTACACCGAGCTCTTCCAGATTGAAAACTGCGGGGAGAACCGAAGTCATCCCGTACTGCCAGACGACGTTGCCCGCCTTCACAACTAAGTCTTTCAAGGAGTCCGAAGCCACCACTTCCATGGAGACCGAGCCGAAGATGCCCCCACCCCAAGGGATGTAGACATACCCCATGGCTCTCTGTTCAACAGCGCCGGCCGTGTTGGGCACGACAACAGTATTGAAAAAGTCGATCTGGTAAGTCTCCGCGACAGCGGGGAGCCGCCGGTAGACCGGTCTACCACCCACCACCCACTCAGTTGGGCGTGACTCCAAGCCATTTAAGGATATGTACTGCTTGGATAGGGCGTTGATCCTGGGGGTGACGGTTGTCGTCTGAACCTGAGAGAGGCCCCCGTTAGTTGGTACTTGCAGTTGGGTCATTACAGGTTCAGTGTGCCCGACTTATAGTTGGGAGGAGTGTACTGGTAGGGGGTCCCGGAGTAATAGGAGAGCTGAGGCACTTCTGCTAGAGTGCTGGTGTTTTCCCAAACGTAGACAACCTGGGGGCGCGAGTTGTTGTACCTACCAGAGTCCTTGGGGACGAGAGTGATCTGCGCCACGCCCAACTTAATGGCCGAGACTTCGCGACCCAACTGTGAAAGAATATCCTGCTCGCAAGTGTAGGCGTTGACGTAACGAAGGAGATTACCGGCGTATTCCTGGATGCGGGCTGTGTCCACCACTTCGGTGCTGGTCCAGCCCACAACCGTGAGGGGAGGAGTGAAAGCACGCATCACCCGGTATAAGTTTTTTCCGTCTTCAGAAAGAACAGTGTCCTCCGCGTAGAGGGCATGAAGAGGGTCGAAGTAGGGTATGTACTGCTGGTACTCGAACTGACCGGGTAGGTAGGTCTGGGTCTCTACGAAGGTGCCGTTTTGCAGATAAACGTAGAAGGCGAAGAGGGGGGTGACGTTGGACGTGGCAGTGTAGGAAATAACCTTCGACCCTTGACGGAAGAAGGTGCGATCTCCCTCGAAGAACACAAACATACGAACGGGGGTTTTCACCGTCCCGTTCGCCACCTGCAGGGATAAGAGGGACTTCTGAGCAGGCAGGGGGGCCAGAGGAAGTACCACCCCCTCACTCAACAACTCCTCAATATTGGTGCTGTTAGGGGTGAAGTAAGTGGAGGCTATAAAGTACTGCGGAGTAGAAGTGGAGTTTTGGCGGTACTCTAAGTAGGTGCAAGCCTGGAAGCGGGGGCCGTATTTGTATATCGGTAGTCCGGTGTCGCCCGACTGAACCACGATCTCTTTAACAACGCCTTGAGTAGCCAGCTCGTCGAAGTAAGAGCTAACAGTAAGTTCGTTAGGCTGATAGGTGAAGGTAGTTACAACGTAGGCGTACTTTGTTACGGCTCCTTGGGTCAGGTCAACGTAGTTATAATAAGGGTCGGCCACAGGGTTGGGGCCGGACCCCACTTGAGGTGTGTAAACCCAGGTACCAGCCGCGTAAGTTTGACCCACAGCCAGCTCCTGCGGCGTCACTGCGCCGCCGATAAGGCCAGCACTTTGAGCGCCAGTCAGGTCGTTGGTGGAAGCGTTGAGGGTGAAGTTCTGGGCGACCTCCCACACGAACGCGCCAGGGCGCTTGCTGAGGGGAACCAGGGAGGTGGGATCAGGAACGAACTCGTCGGGGGCGTAGTCATACAAAACGATCTCAGGTCCGAACACGCCAGCGGTGTTGTTGACATAACTGTTGCCCACGACCCAGGGGGAGTAGGTCATGATGCCGGAGATGCGACCCTGTGTGATGTAGGTGGGGATTTGGGTTTGAGAGTCGATTACGATATTGGCCAGGACAACATGTAGCTCGTCATCCCCGCCGTCAGTACTGGGCCAATACACAACATCCCCCTGGACATAAGTACCGGCGACAAGTGTTTTTATCTGTTTGAGGGCCAGATTGTTGTAAATGGTTTGCTGTGGCTTCCCGCTGGAATACGGGGTGAAGGAAGATAGTACTGGGAAGAAGGTGTCGACCGGGAGTGTCAACTTGACCAGGTCGTTTTTGTTCAGTAAGTATTCAGTGGGCTCGAAAGTATAGACTTGAGTGTAAGTGGCCGCCGCCGCCTCAAGCAGGGGTGGCGTGTTGTAAGCCGCAGTCAGTTCGATGTGGGGGTCGCTATACCGGGTTGCGTCGTCGAAAGTGTTGTAGAAAGCGGCGTCGACATCACTAACCGTCGGGTTCAGACTAATTGGGAAGACACTACCGGGGGTCAGAACGAAGAACAGTCGATCCCGGAAACTGAGGGCGGTGCTCTGCAAGTTGGACCCAAAGGGCCCGTTAGCATCCACTTCAACCTTTAGGTTGTACTGAACCTGGCTAAGGGTCATGGGGTAAAGGTGGGCAGTCGTCTCCAACGGTGTGGAGAAATTAACCACGTTTTGGCCCCGTTGTAGTTGGTCCCTCGTCAACTCAGTACCGTCGGGACCCAAAACGAAGAACGATACCTGCCCGTTGGCATTGAGGTAGTCTGTTAGGTAGTTGTAACTACCTTGATTGGGGCGGTTGGGCTGAACCGAAGTTAGTGTTCCGACACCGTAGAAGTCGATGAAAAAGTTCTGCCAGTCTTCCTCGCTTACGGGGTTGCGGCGGCGAATAAGGGTGAAGAAGCGTTCCTGAACCTCTTGGTAGGTCTCAACGTCACTACCGCCAACCGCTGGTTCGGGGTTGGTTACAGACAACCCTACGACATTGACAGCCGAAGAAACAGTGATGGAGTTAGCTGCGCAGTTATACTGAGCCCCCACGTATTGAGAAGAAACTGGGAGAAAGTCTGAACTCTTCCCTGGGGGTAGACGCAGTTCAACAGAAGAGATGAAAGAGAAAGTCTCGCCACCCGTAACATTCGGGTCAGTGGTGAAGGCAGACCCGGCTGGGATAATTGTGACGTCGTTCGAGAAGGGAACGGTAACTAGAAGGCGGGCGGTGGCGGGGGTGCCCAGGCGACGCATGGCACCGAGGAATGGGCCGAGCCACTCGATGAGAACGGACTGCGGGAGTTGGTTAGCCCAATATAGGAACTCGCCCTGGGCAAATGCCATACCCTCGAGCAGAGCCGCTAGCGGGTTGCCCGCCGAGAAGTCATTCAGTGTTTGGTTTGACGCCTCATACACTCTTTGAGAGGCTTGTTGAACAAGCTGGGCCTCATTCCTGGGGTCTATGCTTATTGGTGGCAGAGGAGCATAGCGAGGCATGTTTTACTTACGTCTCTTTGACAAGTTTTACCCTAGCCCCAAGCGAAGATAAACGCCAGTTCCTCTGGTTTCATCTTCACCCTACGGGACTTGTCTATGCCTCTTGCCCTCTGGTACATACCCATGCCCCCAGGTGTGGACAAGTGTCCGGTTCCCAGACACATAACGTAGGAGGTGTTTAGCACACTGGCTCCCTTTTGGTTTCTTTCTTTCTTCTCCTCTTCTGTCATGCCCCATATGCCCTTCTTCTGTTCGTAGGTGGACCTTCCTGCTTTCTCCCAACCCTTCTCGCCATTTATTCTGTTCTGGACAGACCACTCTTCGGGGGTCCGAGAGAACAGACCTGTGGAGTTCTTCTTGTTGGAGACACCACCTCTCCTACCATACTCGACCACTTCTTCTTTTGTAAGGGAGTAAAAGCCAGTTCCCTGTTTAGGCCCTAGCTCAGCAGCCTTCTTTCCGCCTATCTGGGCGTACTCTATGAGTGTTCCCACTCTTTCTTCTGAGTGCCATGCGTTTCTGTGGTACCACACAGAGCAGACGTATAGGTTGGTGGGGTCGTCCGTGCCACCTTTGGCTCTGTGAATGCGGTGGTGAACATGCATCCCGCTCATCTGCTCTTTTGTCAGCCCCCAGTTCTCCTGAGCTATAACTCGATGTGGTCTGGTATCGACCCGGACTATGGAGAGGTGTTTATCCATACACACTAGGTTTCCTTTACTATAATAGGTTCGACCCCTTGGTAAACCTCAGTTAGTTCGGACAGATGACGGTTGAACCGCCAGGCGCGGTATAGTTGTTACAGGCTGGGTTGGTGTTCGAGTAATATATGCCGTTATCGATCTCTAGGCTGTCGAGCAGTTCGGTGATTTGGTCGGCAAGGACTTCCTTGGTAACAATATCCGCGTTATCTAGTGCGGAAAACTTTTGCGGAATGGTGGGGGTAGGGGTACCGTTCGCGAACTCGTATTTGTCGTTGGTGGTATAGCTCTTGGGGGCGTTGACCCGAGTGTTGACTGGGTTGCCGGCCACCGCTGGGTCGTATCCGAACTGCCACGGTCCGACCGAGACCTTGCTGCCGCTGATGGGCGAGCCGCTGACGTACAGACCGGTGGCGTCCAAAGTGGGCTGCTCGGTGTCCAGCGTGACATACAGCGAGTCAAGGCCGTTGGGACCTGCGGTGATCAGCGAATTGACACCCAACTGGGGATAGTGCCAGTCAAGATCGGCACCGTCGAAAAAGATTTGTTGGGCGCCGTTTAACCACTGACTTGTTACGATGACACCACTTGAGAATGTTGTCTTTGCCATGCACCTCTACAGGTCTTTGTTCTTGTGTAGGTTTTACCCTAATAGCGAAAAACCCCCAGGGGTTACCTGAGGGCATTGTACCTTGGGAGGGCGATGAGTAAACTAGTCTTACGACGAGTCTCTTATGTCCTATCCCAATAATTGACTGTATACTCGATCTCAATAGTCTGCACGTCGCCAGATTCACGGTCAACCTCACCTGTGGTGATGCTGGTGAACTGACACTCGTAGCAGATGTATTGACCACCGCCAGCTGCATCACCCTCTCCAATACAGTCACGGGGGGTGACGGTGATGGTGATCGGTTGGCAGTTGTAAGTCAGCCAAAACTGCTCGAGACTCTTAAAAACCGTAGGATCGTACGGAGCTTCAAGTGTGACGTTGTCAGCTGTGCGGGGTCCCACAACGTGGTACAGGCGGTTGCCTGTGCCGTTAGCGTAGGTGTTGCTATCTGCGGAATCTTTGATGCCGCTGAACTTGGTGAACACCGAAGTGAAAGTCGGTCCACCTACCGCAGTGAAGGAGACTTCGTACTGCGCTTTTGTAATTGGGCGAAGAATAGCCATGATAACACCTCCTTAGTGTCCTAAATCAGGACAGAATGTCGGTGATCATCGCGCCAGAACCGATGAGGCCGGTAGCACCAAGGCCGACCAGGTTGATCACACGCTCAACGGTGATCTCAGCACGCACAACGCGACGCTCACGGATGTAGTACTCAGGACGAACGGCAGGGGTGCCGGTCAGCTGGTAGGTATAAGCGAAGGCGGGGGTAGCGGCGTTAGCACCACCAGCGGGCATCACGGAGTCAGAAGGACCGTTGGGGCTGTAGAACAGCAGGATTCCGTTCTCAGGGAACACGGGCATCAGCTGACCATCGGTGGCCAAATAACGGCCTTCGGCCACGCGCAGACCACGCTCCAGACCGAAGTAGCGAGCCAGCACGTCAGTGTCGATCGAGTCGGCGCTGGTGTACTTGATACGCTCGAGGATCGCCTGGTTGGTCAGCAGTTGGTCGAACACGGCCGTGCCGACGACCATCGAGTTGGGGCGGATACCGATCTGGTTGGCGACTGAACGCTTCAGGGTCAGAACGTCTTCGATCGGGTTTGAGGTCAGTGAAGACCAGGCCGAAGGGCCAGCAGCGGTGGTGTAAGCAGCTGAGAAAGTGTTCCAGGAGGTGAAGCCCAGACCGGTCTGAGTACCGGCGCCGGCGCTAAGCTCGTAGGGGTTATAAGTGGAGGTGACGGTAACAGCCTGAGAAACGGTGTACTCATAAGCGTTCATCAGGCGGGACATGGCGTTGCGAGTTTCAATCGCACGCAGGTCTACTTGTGCAGGCAAAATGTTATCGTGGGGGCTCTTTATCCCTCACTTCACTGCATTTCTGCAGTGTTCAGACTATATCTTAGCAACGTTATCTAACCAATACGGGTCTTCCTCGGGGATCCAACCTTTTCTGAACCTGGTGACCATGTTCTTTAAGGTTTTCTCCTTATTCTCTCCAGTGGCTTTCATCAAGTTTCTGTAACCATTGCCGGAGTAACCGCTTCCTGTACCTTTGGTGTTGGTAGGGAGCAAGTTTTTCCACACCCAGTAGAAGTAGTCTGCTTCTGACCACAGGGGGTCTTGCATCTTACCTTTGTTATGGGGCACGTTGTGCTTGTCGTAAACCGACTTCCAGAACTTGGGGGAGTTGCTGTACGCTTCTCCTTTTTGCTTGCCTCTGGAGAAGTTGAGAACGAACCTAGACACACCCATTATACTGAACCCACACTTGAACAGGAGAAGGTGAAGGATGAAGTGTTCCCTGCGGGATACACAAACAGTGGCTTCTATCTCTCTGTGTCTCCATCCCTCTGGCCATAAAGACTTAGGGACGGGGTGGTGCTTCTCGTAGTGTTCTGGGAGGTAGTCTCTTTTCTCGTACTTCTCGATTAGACTCCAATACCACTTCTCGTATTTGTTTTGGTAGTGGCACTTCACGTTGCTTCGGGCACTCGTGGATGGGTTATCGTTTTCGGAACTCACCATCTAGTCGTTGAACCGTTTTACTACAACCATTATAGGTTATGGTCCGAAGTAGTAAACTTGGCTGCTGATTGTCTTGTGCTCTTAGAGCCGTCAGAGGTCCCAGCAATTCACCCGATTGATTTGTGGTTAAGCTGCCACAGCGAGGGCCAAACAACCTTCGCCAGCGTTCTCGATAACTTCTTCGGGCAGTTCCCAAGCCACAACTTCCTGCTCCAGAGCATAAGGCTCCGAGTCATAACGTGATTGCACGTAAGGAATGTTGGTGCCGTATGCACGACGGAAGTCGTTGATGGCAAACTGCTCTTTGCCGAAGCGCAGAATGCGGCCAGCACGAGTCGGGGTGTCAACAACGGGAGCAATGAAGTTGGCGATATTGGTCGCCGGCAGCATGAAACCTTGTGCCAGTGTCGTCAGGATAGGATCGACACCCGCATAGGTTTGCGAGAGGTTCATCATGGGAGGGAGTCTCCGAAATTAAATCTTGTCTTCAAATGGTTGCAACCAGGGCTGGGACTTACACCACATACGTGATCGCCCAGTTATTCCTGGATTCTCTTCTTCCTTTCGCCAACTCATAAACCCAAGGCAGATGTAGTCCAGTTTGCCTAGCAGCCTCTCGGCAGCTATAACATTCAAAACTAACGCCTGTCTCAAGGTTGGTAACCAAGACTGGCTTGCTTATTTTTGGGGCACCTTTCTTCCCATTGGACCTAGCCGCATCAAGCTTTTTGTCTGATTTAGACTTACCGCCTTTACTTCCGTAGAGGCGGAGCTGCTTGCTTGAGAAAGAGGCTAGAACATCCCGGCCGTGGTCAAATTTCATTGACCCTGCGTTTTTCAAGTTAGCGAATAGAGGGTTGTTTTCAACGTCAAAAAACTCGTGGAGAGTTATTTCTGCTGCTTTAGCCTCTTCTCTGGTCTCAAAAAACTCCAAAATATCTTTTTCTTTGGGGGAGAAAGTAGGGTCGCGAGAGCTACCTAAGTAGCCGTCATCAAGGTTATCCGTAGAATGAACCCCAATGTAGTTGCGACCCCAGGCCTCGTATGAGTTGTAAACGAAGTGAAACATTTCCGGTGGTTTTTGCTATTATAGATAGCTATTAAGCAAAGGAAACGAGCACGAGGCGACGACCACCGATGGTCACGTTCTCGCGGATCAGGGGCTGAGTGCCGTTCATCAGAACGGGGGTGCCAGCGGCAGTCGCTTGACCCAGGTTGTTGATTTGCAGCTGGGTGTTCAGGTTGATGACGGCAGACGCGGGGGCCACTTCAACCAGCAGCAGGCCGCTAGTGGCAACGGTCAGCTGGCGAGCGGTATAAGGCTGGGCGATAGCAGAAGGCATGTAAGCCTGGTTGATACCGACAATGGATGTGGGCTGAACGGTGAAGGCGTCACCAGCGGCAGCCACGTTGGGGCCAGCCCAGGTGGCGTAAGAAACGGCGCGAAGTTCGCCGATCTCAACGGTTCCAACTGAACCACCTTGGGTGTCAACGGCGGCTTCGAATGTTTCGGCGTAACGGATGTACTGTTTGCCGTAAATGGGGGCAGCATTAGTTGCCATGTTTTTATCCTATAAGATGGACTTCAAGTGTTTTTGTTTACTCTGAGACTAGTTTTAAACTCAGCTAGTGTACAAGGTTTTACCCGTTAGCGGTATTCCACCCGGCAGCGGCAATGGTCGTAACACTGGCACTCGCGTCCAGGCATTGGAAGGGTGCCGATGGGTTGCCATCCTCTCGCCGCGTAGTTGCGGCAGTCGGGGCATACTTTGGAGTCGTGGCGGTCGACGCGACGCATTTCCTTGTATCCCTGCTCTTCTCGGACGTACAACCTTCCTAGGTCGAAGAACGAATAGCTGGGGTTTGCGATGTAGCGGATGACCCGGCCGATAAGACCCAGCCAACTTCCTACACCTTCCCGGAAGTCTTCTGTCTGACTCCCCAACAGTATGGTCCCGTTGTCGAGAGACTTTTTAGTCTCGTCTAGGAACTTCACTAGAGGGGGCATCATGTCGCCGACTATCACCGGCCACGCTTTTTCCATTTTTGCCTTCGGGTTCGAGTCCCCAGCGCCCAGGTATACCGCCGCAAGGGCAGAAACCAGGGTTTTATCCATGAGCGACCTTTCGTACTCGCTCCACTTGAGTTGTTTGTCACGGAGGCCCTTGACCAGAGCTTTAGACTCTTTGGTCATGCGCTCTTCAAGAGCC